TCATCTCGTCCCTCCCGGGCTCGATGCGCGCAGAGCGGCGAGAATCTCGTTGATCGCGTCGACCTGGGCGTTGTAGTCGTCCGCCGCCCGCTGGAACGATTCGAACCGGTCGGTGAAGGGAGCTCCGGACCTGGCCACGTCGAGCAGTTGCCGCGCCGCATCCACGACGCGGCCCTGCCGTTCCCGCAGTTGCAGTGTCTTCGCGTGCAGGTCGCGCGCGACCGATGTTCGTGCCCGGCCGCGCAGTTCGGCGAACTCGTCGTCGGCCGTGATCGGGGCCACGTCGTCGATGATCCGGCCGGCGATGTCGAGGCGGCCGTCCACGATCGCCTGGACGGCCTCGTTGAGCCGGGCGACGGCGGGGTCGAACATGTCGATGACGCGGTCCGCGGACCGCAGGACCGGCTCGACGTTGGTGACCCACTCCAACGCGGCGCGCAGCTCGTCGGGCGAGTCGGGCAGCAGCGGCGTCGGCGCGTCCGCACCGGCCGCGAGCCGTTCCAACCCGTCGCGGTGGTCGTCGCCGAGCTGGTAGCCCACGAACCGGAACTGGATGTCCAACCCGGCGGCGGCGACCCGGTCCCGGATCTCCTCCTCGACGAACGCCCGGTCGTCGTCGCAGGCGTCCACGCCGTTGCGCGTCACCACGATGATCCGGTTGACCTGCTTCGCGTCCTGGGAGAACGGCTCGGAGAAGTCCGCGGTGGCCTCGACGATGCCCCGCAGCAACGTCGCCTCACCCGCCGGGGAGGCGACGCGCACCGCCTCCCCGATCTCGTCCCGGTTGCCCTTGCCGAACCCGACCAGCCGGCTCGTGTTGCCCTCCGCACCGCACTGGCCACCGAACCCGCGCAGCGCGATCGCGTCATCCTCGCCGGTGTTGCCCAGCGCCTTGCCCAACGAGTCCACGCTCGCCGCGAAGTCCTCGGGCGAGGCACCCGCCCCGGACAGGTCGACGAGAAACTCCGTCTTGTACGTCGGCGCGAACTGCGGCACCACCCAGGTCAGCACGGCGTATGTGCCGCCGGCGACCAGCACGGCCACGATGAGCGCGACCACCGCGTTGCGCACCGCCCGGGGAAGGGTGACGGTGAACCGGTAGAGCCGCCCCACGACCCCACCGTGGACCGTGCCCACCTGTATGACGGTCTCGACGCGCTCGGCCGACACCTCGTTGGACACAGCGTCGTGCACCGCACCCTGGTCGGGCTTCCCCATGGCGCCCCCTTTTTCGCCAGGCAAGGCCGTCCGAAGTCGCCCCGCCCCGGCCATCGTCGGCCAATCGAGCGGGGAGCGATCCGCACGACTGCGGGTTGGGCGGCACCTTCAGCGCAAACCCGCCGATCGAACCCTCCAGGCCGAAGAACGCGCACAAGTGCTTGCCCTTGAGTCGGGATCGAGGCCGGTGACACCGTCTCCGAGCGCGGCCCGGCTGAGGTGACCGTCGGCGTGTCGTTGGCCCGGACGTGGCGGGGTCTCCGGTAAGTGGGTTGGCGACCAGGAAACCCGAACACCGGAGACCTCGTGGCCGGGTGCGGCGGCAGCGGGGCGGGCCGACGCGCAGTGGGCGCTGCTGCGACCACTGTTACCCGTCGGGCGCAAGCCGGGCCGCCGGCCCAAGTGGAGTAAACGGCAGTTGATCGACGGCATCCGGTGGCGGGTCCGGGTCGGCGCCCCGTGGCGGGACGTCCCGCCGGACCACAGGCCCTGGCAGACCGTGTACGGGTTGTTCCGCCGCCGGCAGCAGGCCGGGTGTGGCAGGCGATCCTGACCGCATTGCAGGCCCGTGCCGACGCCGACGGGCTGGTCGTGGGACCTGAGCGTGGACTCCACGGTCGCGCGGGCACACCAGCACGCGGCCGGCGCCCGTAAAAAGGGGATCCCCAGGTCGAGCCGCCCGGCACCCCGGCGGGTGGAATAGAGCCGGACGATCACGGATGGGGTCGGTCGCGGGGCGGGTGGACCAGCAAGCTGCACCTGGCCTGCGAGCAGGGCCGGCGGCCGCTGTCGCTGCTGGTCACCGCCGGACAACGCGACGACAGTCCGCCGTTTGCCGGTCTCGTGATCCAGGTCGGGGGTCGGCTGTGGTTGCGCAGCAGGCGATCGCTGCGCTCATGGCGTCGGCGCGGCCGCCGTGGCGCGCGGCGAGATAGTTCGTCCGGGCGGCGGTGAACCACTCGACCGCCCGGTCGGGATCACCCGTAGCTTGGGCGCAGTGGCCGAGGGCCGCCTGCACGTCGGCCACGTGGAGCGGGGATCCGGATCGGGTGGCGACCGGCAGCGCGTTGTTCAGCAGCGGTGCAGCCTCGGTGGGGCGGCCGACGCGTATGAGTACGTCCGCGCGGGTCGTGTTCACCCTGGCGTGGCCGAGGTCGTCGCCGACGGCGAGCATGAGCGTGGCGGCGTGGCCGAGGTTGATCAGGGCTTCGTCGTGACGGTCCAGGTCGGTCAGCGCGGTGGCCAGGCTGTGGTGCCGCAGCGCGCGGCTGTGGTCGTCGTCGGCCTGCTCCAGCGAGCGGAACAGGTCTGCCAGTGCCTGTTCGGTGTGGCCGGCTGCCCGCTTCGCGTGGGCGCGTGCCGACAGGGCGGTGGAGAGCACCGTCGGGTCGGCCGCCGTCGTGGCGATCGTGACGGCTTCGTCGCACAACGGCAGCGCTGCCTGGTGTCTGCCCGTGTCGGTGAGGGAGATCGCCGCGCGGGCGAGGTGGTCGGCGCGGGTCAGCAGTCGTGCGCGGTGGGGCAGGGTCGGGGATCGCTGTGCTGCTGTCAGCCCGATCATCTGGGCCTCGACGGCGCCGCTGTGGTCGCCGGTCCAGCGGCTCAGCCGCCAGAGGGCCTGGGCCAGCCACCAGGTCAGGTCGTGGTCCAGCCTGAGCACCAGGGGCAGGAGAGCACGCAGGTGGCGCGCGTTGTCGGTGTACCACCGGGTGGCGTCGATGGTGGAGTCGAAGATGTGCGTGGCGGTGGATGTCGGGCACGTGGCCGGGCGGCGGTCGTGCGGATGGATCGCCTGGTCGGCTGCGAGTGCCCGTGTCAGGAACCAGTGGATGTGGCGCAGGAGCGGATCGAACAGATCGTCCGTCGGTCCGGGGTGTCGCGTCCGGCGGATGCGGTAGTCGGTTCCGCCGTCGGTGCGCGTGGCGCGGCCCGCCGCCGTCAGGCGCTCCAGCACGTCGTGGGCGTCGGCGAACGAGCCTCGGATGATCCAGGCGACCATTTCCACCGGCACCGCGGCCACGGGTTCGGTCGGCACCGACAGCACTCGCACCAGCAGTTCGGCGCGGCAATCCGGCGCGGACCTGTCGTCGCGCGTCGTCACGTTCGTCGGATGCCGTGGTGCGGTGGTCGCGACCGGGGCCGACGAGGTGGGGGCGATGGTGGGCACGACACCTCCGTGACCGGGCTTGGCGGGTAGTGAGGGGCCGCCTGGGATGGCATCCGACACCGGGGGCGTCGGGGCGTGACCATCGCTTCCGATCGAGCTGGGAGGCGGGAAGCGATCTGCGTGGGCAGGCCCGGTGTCGGATGCCGTTGATCCCCAGCCAACTCTTCGCAGGCCGGAAGGACCAGGTCATCCGGCGGCGATGAAGCGGCAATTTTGCGGAGAACGACGTCCGCGGGCCGACTGCACCGCAAGAAGGTGACCGCCAAGGAGTTCGAGACGTTCGCCGATGCGGTCTTGCGGGACAAGCCGATGCCCAGTGCAGGCAAGGCACCGCATGACCGGTATGCCGTCCGTACCGGGGTGGTGGGGCTAGCTGTTCCGTGGTGAGGTGGACCTCACCGAGAAGATCAAGGGCACCCGGTAGGCCGCACTGCTGGCCGTGGTGTCCTGGGTGCAGAACCTCAAGCCCGCCAAGGTGGCCGGTGACCGGGGCTTGCAGGACCGTGCCCTAGCCGCCGTGTTCCCCGCCAGGGAAAGCCTGAACACCGCACAGACCGCCCTGAACCTGCTGCTGGAAGGGGCCTGACATGGGGCCGGATGACTGGCTGAGGGAAATCCGGGAGATCTTCAACCAGCACTCCCAGGGCAACCCGGTGGACCTGGACCGGTTGGCCCAGGTCTGGGAAGACCTGGACACCTGGTTGGTCCGGGGAGGCTTCCCGCCCGCCCCTTGGTGGCACCGGACCTGACCGCACCCCTACCGACTGCCCCCGGCATCCCGATGCCGGGGGCAGTCCCGTGCACGGAGGTCGAGGCCGTTGCCCTCCCGTGCCTCCCGCCCCTGCACCCGCCCCGGTTGCCCGAACCGCACCGGCACCGGGGGCATGTGCCCCGACTGCCGCAGCCGTACCCGCCGTGCCCACGGCACGAGCGCCCAGCGCGGCTACACCGCTGGTCACCGGTCCCGCTTCCGTCCGGGAGTGCTCTCCCGCCCCGGTGACCGGGTGTGCCGCTGCGACCTCACCGCCTGCCCCGACCATCCGGGTGTCAGCTGTAGCTCACCGTCCACTGTGGCCGACCACTGGCCGCAGACACGGCGCGAACTGGTAGCCGCTGGGCTTGACCCTGACCACCCGGACCGGGGCAGAGGGCTGTGTTTGCCGTGCCATGCCCGGATCACTGCGAGGGACCACCGCACCCGAGGAGGCGGGAACAGCGCGTGAGCCGCCCGCCCCACGCGCCGAGCAAGGCCGGTTGCGGCTCCGGCCGCGCCACCCCAGGGGGTGACCCTTGAGCCACGCGGAAGGGCACAAGCCACTGAGGCCCGATTCCGTCCCGCCAGGTTTCCGGCAACGCCGAACCCACGTCCGCAGACCGGTGCCCGAGGACAGCGAAACCGGGCGCGAACTGGCCGCCGTCCTCGACCGCCTGGCGCTCGCGGCCGACCAGGTCCACGCCTGGGTAGACGAGCACGACTCCCTTGTGCGCCATGCCTACGAGCTGGGAGCGACGCAACACGAGATCGCCCCGCACGCGCAGGTCGCGCAGTCCACGGTGAGCCGGATGCTCGCCCGCGACACCACGGCCTGAACCCGTCCGCCCGGTGATGCAGCCCGCATCACCCATGCACCAAGCATCGCGACCACCGGAGGTGCGCCGTACCCATCGTTGTCGACGGGATCACCCCGTCCGAGAAGATCCGCGCCGAACTCGCGGCCGAGGGGAAACCGGTTTTGCTCGGCTTCAGCCGGGGCAAGGACAGCCTTGCCGCGTGGCTGGCGATGCGGGAAGCCGGAATCGAGGTGGTGCCCTACCACCTGTACCTCGTGCCGGGCCTGCGGTTCATCGAGGACTCGTTGAAGTTCTACGAGGACTTCTTCGGCACGCCCATCCTGAACCTGCCGCACCCAACACTGTTCCGCTGGCTCAACACGCTGATGTTCCAGCCCCCGGAGCGCGCGGCGGTCATCGAGGCCGCACAGCTCCCCGAACCCACGTATGAGGAGCTGGCCGACCTGATCCGCGCGGACGTCGACCTGCCCGCGGCCTGGAACGCCGACGGCGTCCGCGCGGCCGACTCGCCGAACCGGAGGATGGCGATGGTCACCCACGGGCCGAAACGCGAGCACCTGCGCAAAGTGTCGATCGTGTGGGACTGGCGCATCGCCGACGTGCGCGAAGCCCTCGCCCGCCACAACGGCCCGCTGCCCCCGGAATACGAGTGGTTCGGCCGCAGCTTCGACGGGCTGGACTTCCGGTTCCTCGACCCGATCCGGCGCCACGCCCCGGACGACTACGCCCGGATCTTGCAGTGGTTCCCGCTCGCCGACCTGGAGGTGTTCCGCCGTGACCTCGCCCGCTGACCCCAACGCCGACCTCCTGGCCCAACTCCAGGCCACCGCCGCCATCGGCGGGCCGACCTCCGACGCCGACCTGCTGGCCCAGCTCAACGCCGACCCCGAACCCGACCCGCTGGCCGATGTCGAGTACACCGGCGACCTGGCCACCGACTCGACCGCGGAACTCGACGCCCTTGCCCGCGGCTTCCGCGAGCGCACCGCGCGGGAGGACGAGCGGTTCCGCCTCGCCACGGACTCGGAGTTCTGGTTCGTCCTGTGCTTCAAGTCCCGCGAGGAGAAGGACGCCTTCCTGCGCGCCGCGCGGCTGTTCCACCTCGGGGACAAGTACCTCGACGGCCGCGCCGCCGCGTCGGCGCTGGGCGTCGACCTGCCCGAACCCGACACCGGAGAGGAGGAGTAAACGATCATGCGAGGCCGACTCGGTCGCCTCGTCGCGGGCGCCCGCCGTGCACTGTCCCGTCGCGCAGCTAGCCCGTCCCGAGGCCGCAGCTCTGGCAGCTGATGATCAGGCGGGAATGTACAGATCCGTTTGGTGATCGACACCAACCAAGCTCTCTCCAACCAGAGGTTGTAAGGTTGATAATGTCTCACAGCGGGACGTTTTCATGAGACACCGTGCCGCGAGGTTGGGTGACGCACCTCCCGGTGCGCCACCCAACAGATCACCTGATCAGGTCGCTGATCTCACCAATCAACGCGACGACCTGCACCAGGGCACTGAGAAGGAGAACGGCCTGGTCAGAGCGGTAACTCTGGCCAGGCCGCCTTTCCTCGTCACGCTCGGGATCGTCATCCTCCGCATGATCGTTTCCTACCAACTCGCACCTCCCATGTGATCACCTCATGATGAGGTGAGCCAGCTTGCCCGGCTCACGTGACGCCGGTAAGCCCGCGAAGGCGCTGTTGATCCTATAGATCTTCTTTCAGTCGGCCCACAGCATGTGGTGCCGCACTCCTGAGAACCTAACCAGTCGTGCGATTTACGTGAAGTGGGTTGACCCGGAATCTTCAGGCAGCAGCAGGGATGAGCGCTGCCGAGGCACCTACCTTCGCTGGTAGCCCTCAGTGACGTGCCTCGGTGACCACCAGGCACGGGGGCATGCAGTCCGCTACAACTGGCTACGCAGGCCGTGGTTTCTGTGTTCGTGAGTCGATCTCGCCTGATGGCCTTCGACTCGACGGACGGAGGTAGTCACGATGGGCAAGCGAGGCCCGGCTTCGAAGCCCACTCAGCTCCGCATCCTGCACGGCGACCGCACCGACCGGATCAATGACCGCGAGCCCGCTCCTCCTGAACAGGAGATCATCTGTCCGGACTGGGCGTCGGACGGTGCACGGGAGATCTGGGGTCGACTGGCTCCAAGCCTGGAGCAGCGCAGGGTGTTGACCGCGTGGGATGTGGACGCTTTTCTCGTGCTGTGTGAGGCGTTGAACCGTTACCGCAACGCCACCGCGCTGGTGAACGGCTCGGCGCTGTTGGTGCAGGGCGGATCGGGCCTGATGAAGAACCCGGCGTTGCAGGTGCAGGCCGAGGCGGAGCGCACGTTTCTGACCTACGCCGCCCGCTTCGGGCTGACGCCGTCGGATCGCCAGTCCATCAAGGTGGAGGTGGGCGGCGACCAGGACCACAAGGGCGGACCGGGCCGCCTCCTCAGCTAAGCCCCGCGCCAACCCGAAGCGCACCACGACCAGCTCGCGCACCGGCACCGCTACGCCCCGAACAACCACCACGACACCCCATCGCGGGGCGCGGTTGCCGGTGTGCGGGCGCACCTTCGACGGCCACACCTGCCGCAAGCGCGGCGAACACCTCTGCAAGCCCCGCGCCGACCACGCCCAGGCGTTCGCCCAGGAGATCTGCGTCCACACCAAGGACCGGTGGGCACGGCGGCCGTTCATCCTCGCCGACTGGCAGCGCGACGACATCGTCCGCCCGCTGTTCGGCGAGGTCCGCTGGGACGACGAGGCCGAGTGCTACGTCCGCCGGTTCCGCATCGCGTGGATCGAACTGGCCCGCAAGAACGGCAAGTCCGAACTGCTGGCGTTCGTCGCCCTGTACCTCCTGGTCGGGGACGGCGTGGAGTCGGCCGAGGTCTACGGCTGTGCCCGCGACACCGACCAGGCCAAGCTGGTGTTCAACGTCGCCGCCCGCATGGTCCGGCTCTCGCCGGTGCTGTCGAAGCGGCTGCGGGTCATCGAGCACTCGGCGCGCATCGTGGACGAGAAGACCAACTCCGTCTACGCCGTCGTCCCGGCCGACGCGCTGGGCGGCCTAGGTAGCAACCCGAGTTGCGTCATCTTCGACGAGGTCCTGACCCAGCCCAACGGCGACTTCTGGAACGCCATGCGCACCGGCATGGGCACGCGGCTTGAGCCGTTGCTGATCGCGGCCACGACCGCGGGCAACGACCCCGCCTCCTTCGCCAAGGGCGAGCACGACGAGTTCGCCAAGATCGCCGAGAACCCCGCGCGGGCGCCGCACCGGTTCGTCTACCTGCGCAACACCCCGCCGACGCCGACCCGTGGGACGAGGCGAACTGGTACCACGCCAACCCCGCCCTCGGGGACTTCCTGTCGCTGGCCGCGCTACGGGAAGAAGCCCTCGAAGCCCGCAACGACCCGCTCAAGGAGAACGCGTTCCGGCAGTTCCGGTTGAACCAGTGGGTCAACCAGGCGTCGCGGTGGATGCCGATGCATCTGTACGCGGCGTGCACCGGCAGCACCCGCGACGAGCCCGATGCTCTGCGCCGGGAGCTGGCCCGCCGCCCCGCGTGGGGCGGACTGGACCTGGCCTCGAAGCTCGACCTGACCGCCTGGTGCCTGGTGGTGCCGAACGGCGTCGACGGTCACCCGTCAGTGCTGTGGCGGTTCTGGCTGCCCGAAGCCGGGGTGATTTTCCTGGACGAGCGCACCGAGGGCCGCGTCTCCCAGTGGGCCGCGGCGGGCTGGATCACCGTCACCGACGGCGAAGTCATCGACTACGAGAAGGTGGAAGCCGACATCATCGCCGACACCGGCCTGCTGCGCGTCGCGGACATCTCCTACGACGAGTGGTCCGGCGAACCCGTCCGCCAACGCCTGGAGAAGAAGACCGGTGTGCCGATGTTCCCGGTCGCCCAGACCTACAAGGGCATGACGGCGGGCATGACCGAACTCATGGCCCTGGCCAAATCACGCGGCTGGTCCCACCACGGCAACCCCGTCGCCGAATGGTGCTTCGACTCCGTCGAAGTCCGCCACCCACCCGGTGAACCAGACCTCATCCGCCCCGACAAGCCCGAGCGCGGCAAGACCGGCAAGCGCATCGACGCCGTACCCACAGCCGCGGTGGCGGTCGGCGGCTGGAAGCTGCGTGGCGCAAGGAGAACCAAGTCCTCACGGATGACGGTCCTCGGATGAACATGCGGCGATTCGTACCGCAAATCAGGATGCCGGCACGACCACCGCGTCGATCAATCCCAGATGGATATCACACTTCGACGCATCAACTTCCAGCCTAACGCGAAGGGCTCCGGCGATATTCGCATCAATGGATTTGACCTGACCGACTTTGACTGTCGCCCCACCCTTGGCGACGCCGTCCGCCGTTACCTGGAAGTTCGCTTCGACCTCCGGCGCGGAGTCATCGCTCACCCCGACCTGCATCCTCAATGATGCATACTTTCGATCGACCTGCAAATCGACCCACTTCGGAGAACAGCCCAGTCGTTTGACCACAACGGCGTTGTCGTAGTCCGCTGCATTCACCCTGATAGATCCGCTTTCGAACACGTCCCTTTGGCCCCCGGCGATCGGAACCGACCAAACGGAAACCGGATCAAGGGGGCCGCCTGTGCTCGACACGACCGTGGGCTGCACCGGAGGAGTCGTAGAGTCTTTCTCCTGGTCCAACGCCTTCGACTCGACGCTCGCCCCTCCGGTCGTCGGTCCGATCAGATCTGATGATGCGCCGCCGGTCCTCCCCGCGATAAGACTCCGATCGACGACTACCGTGAGTGTAGCCACGCCGACGACTATGAGCACAAGCGCAGCCGAAGTACGTAACTTGGGCAGTTTGCCCGCCACCCGTAAAAACAGCAGTAAACCAGTCAGAACGAAAAACGCACCCGCGACTGCCGCAAAGAACGGCTTAGGACTCTCGACCCATACGACGACCGCCGATATATCCGCAATGATGGCGATGACACTCAGGATCTTGGAACCGCTCTGCGGGCCAGCGGGGTTGTCGGTCATCGCACGCCTTCCACTTGAGCATCTGATGGAATTAACTTCGTGTACTTCCCAGGTGCGAGAGTCTGCCATACCGACCGCTACCAGGTCTTTGCGTCTCATGGCTGATGCCCGGTCGGCCGAGTGGTCGGTGGTGATGGACTGACTTGATCTCCACGAAGTTCGACTTGACCCCCACCCAGTGGATCGCGCGATTGGCGCGGCTGCACAACGCGTAGCTCCCGGAGCTGGAGTTGCTGGACGCCTACTACGAGGGAGAACAGCCGCTGTCGTACATGCACCCGGAGCTGATCCGCCGCCTGGACGGCCGCGTGCGCCAGGTGGTGATCAACTGGCCTCAGCTCGTGGTCGACGCGCTGGACGAGCGCCTGGACCTGACCGGGTTCCGGCTGGGCGGGCAGCGGGCCGCCGATCGCGAGCTGTGGCAGATCTGGCAGGCCAACCGGCTGGACCTGCACGCCGAACAGGCCCACGTCGACGCCCTGGCCCTCGGGCGCGCGTTCGCCATCGTCGGCACCAACGAGGACGACGCCGCCGCCCCGCTGGTCACGGTGGAGTCCCCGCTGGACGTCCACGTCGACCTCGACCCGCGGACCCGCCGCGTCCGGGCCGCGCTCAAACGCCAGTTCAGCGACGACGCCGAGGACGGCAACACGGAGGCGTGGGCGACGCTGTACCTGCCCAACGAGACCATCTGGTACACCTCCGAGAACGGCGGCGGGACCTGGGTCGAGGACCAGCGCGACGACCACGGCCTGGGCCGCGTCCCGGTGGTGCCGATCGTCAACCGGCCCCGCACGCGCCGCCGCCGCACCGCCCCGCCCCGGCTCGGGCGCTCGGAGCTGGCCGCCGTGCTGCCGCTGTCGGACGCCGCGTCGAAGATCGCCACGGACATGACGGTGTCGGCGGAGTATCACGCGATGCCGCGCCGCTACGCGCTGGGCTTCGACAAGGAGGACTTCGTCGACGCCCAGGGCCGTCCGCTGTCGCCGTGGGAGGCAGTGGCCGGTGTCCTGTGGGCCTCGCCCAAGAGCCCGAAGGAGGACGGGGTCAGCGTCGGTCAGTTCCCCGAAGCCGACCTGTCGAACTTCCACTCCACCCTCAACGCCCTGGCCCGGCTGGTCGCCAGCCTCACCGGCCTGCCGCCGCACTTCCTCGGCTACGCCACCGAGAACCCCGCCTCAGCGGACGGCATCCGCAGTTCGGAGTCCCGGCACATCAAGCGCGCCGAACGCCGTCAACGCTCGTTCGGTGACGGCCGGGAAGAGGTCATGCGCACGGTCCTGCTGGTGCGCGACGGGCGGGTGCCGGACGAAGCGCTGCGTATGGAAGTGCAGTGGGTCGACGCGGCCACCCCGACCTTCGCCGCCCAGGCCGATGGCGTGGTGAAGCTGTTCAGCGCGGACCGGTTGCTGCCGCGTCGCGCGTCGCGCGCTGGGCTACTCCGATGCCCAGATCCGGGAAATGGAAGCCGAGGACGCCGAGGCGTACAGCCGGGCCATCGGCGACCAGGCGGGCGAGTTCGGCCCCAAGCCGCTGCCCGCGGCCCGCGACCCGGCCGACGACGACCTGGAGTTCGAGCGCGTGCCCGCGCGCCGTGCACCGGTCCGGCTCGACCCGGCGGTGGGCGTGCCGCCGCAAGAAGAACTACCGCGAGGAGACCCGCAGCATCGCAGGGGTCGCCGTGACCACGATCGAGACCGACTTCGGCCGGTTGTCGGTCATGCTCAACCGGTACATGCCCACCGACACGGTCCAGGTGGTCAGCCTCGACCAGTGCGCCCCGTGATGCTGGAGAAGCCCGGTCAGGGGTTCCTGTTCTCCGAACCGCTGGCCAAGACCGGCTCGTCGGACCGGGCGCAGATCTACGGCGAGATCTCCTTGGAGTACGGGCCGGAGATCGCGCACGGCAAGATCACCGGCCTGACCACCGGCCCGACCGGTGGGGGTGGCGCGTGAAGTTCACCAGCACCCGCTACCCGCAGCTCGTCGTCCACGACCTCGGTGTGACCTTCGTGGACGGCTAGGCCGAGGTGGCCGACAAGGACACCGTCGACGCCCTGCGCGGGCTGCCCGCCGAGCTGGGTGTCCGCGCTGCCGGTGGCAGGCCGCCAGTCGCCCGAACAGATGCGGCGAAGGTAACTTCCGATTAGGAGTGCACCACCGACGCCCAGTTGCATGGCGCACCCTTCGTCGGGTCTTCGCCGCACAGCTTGGTCTGGCTAAATGTGGCGGCGGCTGTGAGGAGCGCAACCACTAAGGAACGCAGGACGAATCTGCGCCCGAACGTGGCTTTTTCGAGGGCGTGACGAGCCCTCTTCCGCCGAGGTGTCGTCGCCCGAACGCGATCTCTGATCATGATCCAGAGCATCGCCGCGTTCATCACGCCCGAGGCGACGGACGCAAGCTTGTCCGCCTCGTCAAGATCCATACGCAAACAATGCCAGAGCAGGCCAGCCCTTCGCTGGAGGGATGGGTGTTAAGGAGGTGTCCTGGCTCTTACCGATCGTCTTGTTACCGTCGATGACGTCCAGGCGCGCACGGACATCGAGCTGACGCCGGAACAGCGGGCACGGGCAACGGTGCTCATCGGCGACGCCTCGGCGATCAGCCGCGCCCGCGTGCCCAATCTGTCCGACCCGCCGCCCGCGACCGCGCCCGGCGTGATCGCCACGGCGGTGCTGCGGAACGGGCCGCAAGATTTCCTCAAGATCGCCGGTTGCGCACCTGGTCCGCGCCTGACCTGGACGGTTGGCTTGCACCGCGATCACGCCGGTCACGAGGTTCCGAGGCCGCCGACGTTCTTTGTTCCCTCTGTTCAAGCACCGAGTCTCACGGAGAGCACTGATCATGACGTTTGTCCGCCGGTCGGCGGTCCGGTTGTTGGCTGTCTGCCGGGTGGCGTTGGTGGTGGTCACCTTTGTCCTGGCGGTGCTGGTGGCCGTGGCACTGAGCGCGTCCGGCACGGCAGGCGAGCCCGCGGACGATGCCGAGTCGTCGTGATTCGTCGAGCGGTTCGTACGGGACGCCGGTCCAGGTTCCCTCGAACTGTGCGGTTGGTCGGACCGGCACGGCGACTGTGTCCCGTCGTCGGCGGCCTGCGGCGTGATGCACAGGACTGGCGCCGAACCGCTTTGCCGACCCGGTTCCGCTGTGGCGGTCCTGTGCCCATCCCGCTCCGTGTGTCTCCTTGGCAAGGATCCGTGGCCGCGATCGAGCCGGCCGCAGCGCTCACCGACGAGGCCCACCGCCGGGCCGGGGCAGGTGACCGGCCTGCCGCCTGCGTGTACGACGACGTCGAACTGTCCGGCACGCGCCGCCCGCACTCCATCCCATCGGTCGGTGCGCTCAGGGACCGGTCGGAGGACCCGCCCGCGAGGGCGCCTCCCGGTGGCGTCGGCCGCGTCTGGTGAGCCCGGCGCGGCGCAAATCGCGTGTCCCCTTGTTTCGTGAAGTCCCCAGGAAGGTCGGCTCGATGGCAATGGCTCGCAGAGCACCACGCAAGGACCACGTCGGCTTCCGTGTGCAGGAGGACTGGATCGTCACAGCGGTACGGCGGTGGGCGCCGCCGACCCCCGGCTCGCACCAGGTGACGGTGATCGGCGTGCACCACGTGGGCACCGAGCAGTACTACGAGCGGGTGAAGGCCGTCGCGAACAGCGATCCGGACGCGGTAGTGCTCTACGAAGGGTTGCGGCCGGGCAGCGTGGGCGAGGACGGCCCGGTGAAGCTCACCACGCAGGAGTACAAGGCGGTCGCGGTCGAGCAGGAATCCGGCCCGGCCGCCGGGTACCGGCAGATGGCATGGCTGCTGGGTCTGAAGGTGGGCTCGTCGTCGCTTGCCTCCGAGTACACCAAGCCCAACTGGCGCAACGGCGACATGCACATGCTCGACGTCATGCGCGCGATCGGCACCCGCAATTTGGGCGCGCGGTCGATCCAAGGGTCGGCGTTCGGCAACACCGCGTTCGACCCGCACGCGCAGGCCGCTGCGCACGCGGCGCGCCAAGTCGACGGCGGAGCGGACCTCGAGCGGGCGCGGAAGGAGGCCGCCGAACTGGGCGACGCCATCGCGACCGGCGCCGCGCAGGCCGGCGAGGGACTCAAGGCCATGTCGGCGGCAACACTCGCCAGCGCCGTACGCCACGATCCGGTGTGGCGGTTGCGGGCGATGGACAACGCGCGACGCGCGCTGAAATGGGCGTGTCCGGGTGAAATGCCGTTGTTGATGCGTGCCGTGCAGTCGGTCACGCGACTGCTCACGGGCGGCTGGCGCCGTAAGTCCAGGACAGCGGAGCGGATCAATCACCTCGTGGTGTACGACCTGCGGGAGCTGCAACTGATGACACGGGTGATGCGGCTGGCACAGGACACGCCGGTGGTGGTGGTGTTCGGCGCCGGACACATGGAGGGCATCGGGTCGTTCCTCGACCGCAACGGCTACCGGCAGCAGACGGACCGGGTGTCATGGTTGCAGGCATTCCCGGTGCGGGTGCCCACTGGGCGGGAGCGTAAGCAGGTCCTCGCCGAGCTGGCGACGAAGATCGAGCGGGAACGGACCGAAGCAGCGGAGAAGAACACAGTGGCTGATGCCGATACCGCCGCTCAGGCCGCCTCGCGGACTGTCCGACCCGACGACATCGGCGGGGCGTCCATCGGCGCAGCACGCGAGGCTGCCGAGAACGGTCCGGCCCACGTCGAGGAGCCCACGAAGTCGGACCCCGTCTCCTGAACGAGGCAGTACCCAAGCGACTTCACCGGACAGACCAGGCCCCAACTCGGCCAGGACGGTCGTGAACCCGGACAACGCCAAAGCAAGGACCGGATCTGCGGTCCTTGCCGGTGGAGCGGGAAGGCGTTACGGCAGTCTATTCGCTGATCGCCACCGTGCGGCTCGCGCGGTGGACGACAACCGCCCTGACGGTCGTCGTGGTCGTCGTGGCTGCACGTGGGCGACGAACTGCCGCACCGCCGGAGATCGGAGCCGGCTCCGCTGCGCACGTTCCTCCAGCGCACAACCGGTGCGGAAGTCGACCACGACGACTCATCGACCGCAGGGCGTCATCTCGATCATCCGTCCGATTGGTGCTGCTCGCAGGCACCGTGTCGGCTGGAGCGGGACGGGGTATGCCCGTCACGGGCTGTGCCATGCCGCCGTGGATTCGCGGTCGCGGTGCTCGAAATCGGCACGGGGTCGGGCTTCCAGACCGCACTGCTCGCCCGTCTGGTGAGGGACGTGGCTGCGTCGAACTGTGGGCCGACCGACGCGGCGGGCTGGCGGGACCTCGCCCGACTCGGGATCGGCAATGTCGAACTGCGCGTCGGGGGCCGGTACTCGTGGTGTGCCCAAGCATGCGCCCTACGACGCGGTCGTCGTGTCCACCGTATTCCCGGCGGTGCCGGCGTCGTTGGTCGAGCAGTTGCGTGTCGGCGCCGACTCGTGCAACCGATCGGGTCCGGCGGAGGGAGTCGATGCGGGTGGCCGGCGGACTGGAGCGGCGGAGCGTGCTGACGACGGCCAGGTTCGTCCGCCTGTACGACGATTACGGTTACCCGCGTTGAACCGTGCGAGAAGGCCCGGGAACCGCAGGACGAACGCTGAGCCGCCGCGACTCCACTGCCTGAACTGCGGCTGCACGCCGCGATCGATCGCCCGGATGGACTGCCGATGTGCGCGAACATCAGCTGCAGACCCGCGCCGTGGACGACGCCCTGGACCTGCTGGACGTGCTGATCACCAGCAAGTTGTTGGCACGGGCGGAGCGGGAGTCGAACAAGCAGAAGGTCAGGACCTGGCCCAGGCTCGGGAAGGCGTCGATCCGACTCGCCGCGGTGGTCGGGGTGCTGATGGAGGTGACCGGCGCCAGTGAGGACATCGCCGCGGACACCGAGCGGGAGGGTGTGGTGTTCGAGCCGGTGAGCTTGTCGCAGGTGTGGGAGCAGATCGAGGCGGTGGTGCCGCGCGAGCAGATCACCCAGGCGCTGACCGACATCGTGGCGCTGGCCGGGCAGGCGGACGAGGACGCCGACGCGGCGTGGCGGACGGAGCTGGTCAAGCGGTATGCGACGGTGCGGCCGTTCCTGCCGCTGCTGTGCCAGGTCATCGCGTTCGGCGCCACCCCGGAGGGGGAGCGGGTGCTGCGGGCGTTGACGGCGCTGCCGGGGTTGTGGGGCGGTGGCCGCAACAAGGTCGGGGTGGACGAGATCGACCAGGACCTGCTGATCGGGTCGTGGCGCAAGCTGGTGCTGTCCGGGCCGGAGTTGGAGCCGGGCAC